CTGGAGACCTGACCGGAAACGTAGACGGAACCGAGCTCGAGGTGGTCACCCAGACGACCGCGGTAGACGCCGCAGGGGAGGCCGAGGGCACCATCGTGAAATTTGGAACGGGGACTTTGGTAGCAGGGCAGGTGTACACCCACGCCTCGGGCGCTTGGGTCGCTGTCGACGCTGACGCCCAGACGACCACCGAAGGACTTCTTGGGATGGCACTCGGAACGTCTCCGACTACCAATGGTCTGTTGGTTCATGGGGTGGGGTATCTGTCCCACGATCCCGGCACGGCGGGGGATGTCTTGTATGTCTCCGCTACAGCGGGACAGGTGACAGGCACCCAGCCCTCCACTACGGGGCAGTTCGTGCGCGTGGCTGGATATTGTCTGGCCGACAACAAGGTCTTCTTCTCACCCTCTCAGGACTTCATCGAAATTGGCTGAACTCAGTAAGATAAGCGGCGTCGCCATCGCGGACGTGGCGGCTGTGGATGCTGTCCTGAAGGCCAACATTGCGAGTATTTTGGGCCTGACCCTACCGAGTGGGGCGGCGTTCCTTTTGGACACCTACACGGGCGCGGCTGCGGGGTACTCCGTGCGGCGCATTGCATCGGGTGCAACCAACCTCATGCGCATCCGTGAGGACTCAGGCGATACGGAGACGGACATCGGGTACGACTCCAACGGGGATTTGGATACGGCAGCTATCGCCTCACATTGCGGAAGTGCCAACGGTTACGTGGTCACGTGGTACGACCAAGCAGGCTCAAACGACGCGAGCCAAAGCACGAACGCAAGCCAGCCGCAGATCTACAACGGGACGGCGGTGATTACTGAGAACGGGAAGCCGGCGTTGAAAGCAGATGTAAATGGGTTTGAAACGACTTTGAATCCGATAGATAACCAAGAGGCTTGGTTTTTTGGCGTTGCTAAGGTTACGGGTTTGACAATGTTAGTCACTACAACCAATAACAAATATTTTGCCTATGCAAATAGTGGCGGAACGGGCGTGCCTCATGCCGGTTGGATTAACATGGCCTATTATGGTAATGGAACGGAGATAACTTCAGCAACTCAGGGCGACATATATACTGCATTGTCCAGTCAAGGTCTGATGTCTGTCAAACACGAGTGGGACAGCACAGACCAAACACCCTTCTATAAAGTTGCCGGTTATGCGAATAGCGCCGGCTTTAACAATACCATATTTCAAGAATGGATTGTCTGGCAGACAAGCCAGTCCAGCAACCGCACCGGCATCGAGACCAACATCAACTCCGACTACCTCATCTACCAACCCACGGACACCCCGACCTCTGGCCTTCTCGCCACGTATTCAGGGGCAGCGGCAGCGTATTCGGTCCGTCAGCTTGCCAACACCGCGGTCATCTCAATGACGGTCCGCAGGGACTCCGACGACGAAGAGCAGCGGTTCGGGTTTGATGAGAACGGAGACCTGGACACGGCAGGCATCGCCTCTTTCTGTGGGTCTGCCAATGGCTACGTGTCCCAATGGTGGGATCAAAGCACTAATGGCAACCACGCCTCGCAGGGTACGGCAGGCTCACAGCCTCAGATTTACAACGGGACCGCTGTGGTCACCGAGAACGGGAAGCCTGCGATTGACTTTGATGGCACCGACGATGGCCTAAACTGCTCCACCAACCTTCGCACGGCCACGGGCGCTTCGACTGTAATTCAGGTGCGTAACGTGCCACAAAGAGGAGGCGCGGCGGACGTTCAAAATTTATTGGCGTTTCACAAGGTGCAACGGCAGTTAATGAGCCCGGGCAGTGCATACAAGCAAATCAGTATGTCCACAAACGAAACCGCAAACGAAATCATCAGGTTCACTAATGCTGATTTAAGCGGTCAGCTTTTACATTTTGCAACATGGGACGGTAGCACACAAAGCGGCGGCGTAGATGAAGTTGTTTTGTATCAAGATGGCGCACAAGAAACAGGCATATCAAGCACGCAAGTGACCGGAGTCACTCCCAGCGGAACCAATTGTATTGGATTCCGCCATGATTTGACCAGCCAATTCTGTTTGGGCACCTTCCAAGAAGTGATTGTTTACTTGGATGACCAATCCAGCAACCGCACCGGCATCGAGTCTGACATTAACACCTACTTCAGCATCTACAGCTAATGGCTACCGTATACCTCCCCGTCGAGCCACAGCTCGGCATGACCTCAGCAGAACGCGCCGAAGCCATCGACCGCGAAGTGTGGCGCCTCCGGCGTCCCCTGTCGGTGCAGTCGCCCAATGACGTCACCCAGTTCTACTACCCACGCATCACCCACCCCGACACGGCAGAAGTGGCTATCGTAGGGGACACCACCGAGCAGGTCAAAATCCACCCCGACGTGGACCTCACCGACCTCCTCGCCCTGCTCCCCGAAGTGCCGCAAGCGGAGAAGGATGGGCTGGTGATGTTCATCGATGCCAACCGCGGCGGGACGGTTCCGTTCGGGCAGTTAATCCCGTCCACCTCCGAGCAATTGACGCAAGTCGAAGCCGAGGCCGCGGGGTGGTTCCCTGACGACCCATTGTAAGAGGGGTCCGTATATCTCAGGGTATGGACAACCTCTCGACCTTTGAACTCATTACGCTGGCCGCCTCCATCATCGGGGTGTACGTGAAACTCACCCAAGAGGTGGGGAAGCTCAAGAGCCGCGTCGTAGCCTTAGAGAAGACCGAGGGAGAGGTCAAGAAGCTGCTTACCGAGCTGCTCACCAGCGTCCAAGAAATTAAGCTCCTCCTCGCCGAGAAGGGAATCCGATGAGGTACTTCACCCTCGACGAGTTCGACAGCCCCGACCTGCCGGGATCCGGGGCGTTTATGCACCAAGAGTTTTTAGACCTACTCGACGACGCCCGCGACCTCGCTGGGGTTCCTTTCGTCATCAACTCCGGCTTCCGGACAGAGGCCCACAACCGCGCCGTAGGAGGCAAGGAAACCTCCTCCCATCTTACGGGGTGGGCAGCCGACATCCGGGCCACCACAAGCAACCGGAGATACCTCGTCGTGGCTGCTCTCACCGCGGTGGGGTTCACCCGCATCGGCTGCGCGGACACCTTCGTCCATGTCGATATGGACCCGACCAAGGCCGAGAACTGCCTGTGGTTATATTAAGGGGTGATGATTAGCACCATTCTCCTCCAAGTCTCCGACAGCTCATGGGTCCTCGACCACGCGTGGGAGCTTGTCCTTGCGCTCATGGCCTTCCTCAAGGTCGTCGTCAACCTCGTCCCGTCCGATAAGCCGCGGGAGGTATTCGGCATCCTCGACAAGATCGTCAACGCCCTGGTCCCCGACCGCCTCAAGAAATGAAGTGGGCCCAGCTCTTGAAGGGGCTGGACATCACCGAAGCATTCAAGACGAAGGGCGACCTCCGGCGGTGGTCTGCAAAGCGAACCGTGGGGGGTGTGCTCGCTCTTACTGCTGCTGATGTCATCCTCGTCCACGGGATATGCTGGGAGGCCGTCGCGCTTGCCGGCATTTCCGTCATTCCCGTCACCGCAAGCATGTTCGAGAAGTGACTCCCGTCCAAGTCTATCATATGGACTATGAGCCGGGGGACCACTACCGGTGCCTTCTGATGTCCGACCTCCATTGGGACAATCCCAAGTGCGACCGGGATCGGCTCAAAAGAGACTTGGACTACGCGGTGCGGGAGGGTCTGGACATCTTCCTCAACGGCGATACGTTCTGCGCCATGCAGGGCCGGTATGATGGGCGGAGGATGAAGTCCGACATCCGGGAGGAACATAACACCTCGACCTATCTCGACGACCTGGTCGGGACCGGGATAGAGTGGTTCCTGCCATACAAGGACCACATCCGGCTGGTAGGATATGGCAACCACGAGACGTCCATCTTGAAGAACTGCGAGACAGACATCCTCGGGCGGTGGGTCGAAGGGCTCAACGGCTACGGTGCGGAGATTGTCCTCGGGGGTTATGGGGGATGGATTGTGTGGTCCTTCCGTACCGAGCACGGTAACGGGATGAGCTACAAGATGAAATACTTCCACGGCTCCGGGGGTGGGGGTCCGGTCACGAAGGGAGTCATCCAGAACCAGCGCGCTATGGCTTCCGTGCATGGGGCGGACTGCTACTGGAGCGGCCACGTCCACGAGTCCTACACCATGACCCACATGTGCGAGAGCCTGTCGGGTAACCACCGGCCGATCCTCAAGGAGGTGCTCCATGTCCGTACCCCAACCTACAAGGAAGAGTACGGGGACGGCACGAAGGGCTGGCACGTTATGCGGGGAGCCCCACCGAAGCCTTTGGGGTGTTATGTCTTGGACCTGGAGCTCAGGACGAAGAAGGTCCGCGCTCGGGCTATGCCCCTATAAAACAAAAGCCCCGCACGTTAGCGGGGCCCTTGAACCAAAATAGATTGACCTTACATGACAGATGCAATGGGTGCAATCTAATGCACCTTCAGGAACCGACCAAACCACGAGGGGCGCAATAGCTCCTCCTCGACCCGCATCCATCCGGCGGGGTTCCGGTTCTTGAGTTCCTCGCAGCACATCCGGTAGATCTTGTCCGTGTACTCTGCCCGGTCCCTCCTGGCTATGGGGCGGATGAGTCCCACCAGCTCGTCCCACGTCATCCGGGTCAGGGCAATCTCGAGGGAGTCGGGCGGGAGCTTCTGTAGTTCCTTCATGAGGTTCATCGGTTCTCCTTCCAGTATTTGAACTCCCAAGCCACTTCCTGGCGCGACAGGCGACACCCATCGGCGATGGCATTGAGGAAGACCTTCGACCCCGAGCGGAGCTGCCGGTCGAATTGATTGCGCGTGATTCCGAGCTTCACGCAGAGCTCATCGATACTCCCGTATTGGGAGCGGATCATATCATAGAATTCCATCATAGTCCTGAGCAAGAGTTGCCACCGTTGCGGCCGGTGTGTAGGGTGCTTTCTTTTTCTTCCTTGAGGGAGCAGACGTGGCCGGGCATAGCCCACGGTTTATCCGGGTACATGAGGAACCCGTCCCCGACATGGTACTGCATCGCGCTCCCCGCGTAGCCGGTGCCACTGATGAGGGAGATGTCCCGGGGGTGGGTACCCTTCTTCCAATGGTTGCGGATGGCATCCCACCCCGAATACTCGTAGCCGTTGTATGCAATCATAGGTTCACGAGTTGCTTGTGGATGGAGTACAGGACGCGGCGGCTCTCGTTCAGGCCGTGCATGACCTTGTCGTCCTCGGCGTAGATGCTTTGGCCCTGCTCGCGGAGTTCCTTCAGTTCCTCCCAGCGTTCGGTGATCTTGTTCTCTACGGTATCGATGTGGGCACCGACCAGGGTCATGGCGTCCCGGATGGCCTCCGAGCGTCCGATGTTGTGGGTGGCTTGTTCGAGCTGCCCGACTTGTTCCATGAGATTGTCCATCTGTCTGTGTGTTTTGTTTTGCCAAAGATACACGCAGTTTGCATATCTGCAAATATTTCCCGTATCTTCACCCCGTCAAACATTCAAACCATGACAAGATTCAGAGAATGGTTCGCAGACGTGAACCGCGCCATCGTCGCACAGATGGCAATCCAAAAGGTCACCCAGAAGGAGCTGGCCGAACACTTAGGGATGCACGCCGCCACAATGAACCGCAAGCTGAAGGACCCCGGGCTCTTCACTACGGGAGAGTTTGGATCGGTGTGCGAGCGCCTCAAAATTGACCTCTACAAGCCCCAGACCTATGGTGCAAGCGCAGATTGAATCCATCCAAGGGAAGGGAGATTGGAAGGGCAAGTACGGCACGATGTACACCTTCGAGATTTCCTTCAATGACGGAACGGTAGGAGAGGCCAACAGCAAGAGCGAAACCCCTCCCTATGGCGTGGGCGATGAGGTCTACTACGAGGTGCTGTCCAACAACGAGCGCTGGGGCAAGAAGCTGAAGGTGAGCAAGAACCCACCGCAGCAGGGCGGATACCAGCCGCGTCCCACAGACCCGAAGAAGGACAAGCAGATTATCCGCGGAATGTGCTTCAAGATTGCGGGGATGGCGTGGGCCAATCAGTACACGCACAAGCAGTTCGACACTCCGCATGAAGTGATGGTGAAGGACGTCATCACCCTGGCCAAGAAATACGAGAAAGCCTTCAACGAATGGATGGAAGAGTGAGCGAGTGCTGCGGCGCTCCCGCAGTAGAACAGTCCGAGGACTTGGGGCTTTGCCCGGAGTGCAAGGAGCATTGTGAGTACGTCAATGAGTAGCCTATCATACGACGAGAAGGTGACGCGGATTATGTTCATCCGTGAGCACCGGCGGAACCTTCTGACGGCCTATTGTGCCGAGGGAACGACCAGGAAGGAGAAGGAGAAACTCAAGCGGGAGCTGGAGCATTGCCGCAAGTCTTTGCGGAAGTTGGATCCCGACGGTATGTTTCCACCATGAGATTCTGGATTGACGGTGACGACGCGCAGCGGTATGGACTCCCAGCCGCTGCCGTCCTTGCCCATTTGAAATACTGGATTGAGCGCAACACGCACGCCGGAGAAGACCCGTGCATGACCCAATCCATGAAGCAGATGGGGGAGTATCTGCCCTTCCTCACGGTGCCCCAAATCAAGGGAGCCCTGAAGAAATTGGAGGAGGCTGGAGCCATCTACAGACAGGCGAACGGATTCGATCGAACGAGGACGTATTGCCTTGGGACGGATTCGTCTCTACGAAGGGACGAAACGGTCTCTTCGAAAGGACCAAATCATCCCATCGAAGGGACGGAATTGTCTCATGTACTTATAGAAACAAATACTTCTAAGAGAACAGATAGCGCGCGCGAGTGGGAGAGACCCACAGAGGAGGAGGTCATCGAGTACCTCACCGACATCGGGGCAGGGGATATGGCACCTACTTTGGGGCCGGCGTTCTTCAACTACTACGAGGCCAACGGCTGGATGGTAGGCAGCACCCCAATCGCAAAATGGAAACCCAAGGCCCGGCAATGGGTCACAACCGAAAGAAACAGACAGAGCAATGCAAGACGAAAAGGATTCAACCCCTCTGGATTCACTCCGGATGGCCTCAGGGACTTTATCGATAACGGATAGTAGTGCGGCCCTCCTTCGCGGAGAAAGTCGAAATTTGACCCCTCTAAATGCGTGGGAGGAGGGTACAAACATCCGGCGGGCCCTCCGCCTCCACCCTCAAGCGACCAGGGCATGGTTCCTCGCCGAGCTCGGAAAGCTCATCAAGTTCGTCGATGCGACCAAGACCATCCAAGATGATGAGGAGATGAAGGAGACGGCGAGGGCATTGATGGAAGAGTTCCCCGCTTTCAAGCTGGAGGAGTTCAAGCTCGTCTTTGAGGGCATCAAGCGCGACAAGTTCGGCAAGCTGTACGGCCGGCTCAAGCTGGGTGAGATCATGGAGTGCTGCCGGAAGTGGGAGGAGATGCGGGCGGAGAGGATTCTCGAGCGTCAGCATCGTCCGGAATATGATCCACACACCCGGTCGTCAGTTGGACAACCCAAGCGGAAGGCTATATTGCTGACCGAGGGTGACCTGTTGGCCCTCGGACAAATCAAACCCAAATGACTACCGGACTCTTCGCGGCTATCGCGGTCCTTTCCTTTGCCCAGCTCGGGGTGGAGTATTTCCAAGAGCACCAGGTGCGCGTCTTCGGGATCGTCATCCTCCTCCTGTCGTGCCTCGGAATACTCGCGTGACCCGAAAGAAGCTCATCGCCCGCCTCGATAAGGTCTTCTCCCAATGGGTGCGGCAGAGCTGCGCCGACCATAGAGGCTACGTCGAGTGCTACACCTGCGGAAGGCAGTCGCATTGGAAGACGGTAGACGCCGGCCACTTCCAATCCCGCGGGAAGTTCTCGACGCGGTGGATGTGCAACCCCGAGGAGGGATTGGTCAATGTGGCTCCCCAGTGTAAGAGGTGCAATGGCTTCCGCTCCGGGGAGCAGTTCAAGTTTGCCCGGCGGCTGGATGCCGACTTCGGGGAGGGCACCGCAGAGAAGATTGAGCAGATGTCCAACCAGACGAGGAAGTACAGCTCGGAAGAGCTTGAGGCGTTGATTGAAGTCTACAACCGCCGCGTGCGGAAACTCTAAACCACAAACACATGAAAACAGTTACATCAGTATCGGGCGGACAGAGTTCCGCATACATCGCCGCCAACTATCCTTCGGATTTCTTGGTCTTCGCTCTGGTCTGCATTGAGGACAGGAACTGCACCCCAAAAGACAAGGGGCTGGTCCGGGAGGTCAGTAATCGCATTGGGCGGGAGTTCATCGCCACGGCAGAAGACGACACTATCCTCCACACCATGCTGGACTTAGAGCAATATCTCGGCCAGCGCATTGATTGGGTAGTGGGAGACAGCTTTGACAAAGTGGCTAAAGGCAGAGGCGGTTGGTTGCCCAACAAGATGCAAAGATTTTGCACGGTCGATATGAAGCTCAAGCCCATGTTTTTGTGGTGGCGAAATCACTGCAACATTGCCGAAGCTGAGCCGGTTGAAATGCAAATTGGCTTCCGGTCAGGTGAGGAAAAAAGGGCCAGAAACATGCTTGAGCGTTGCAATGACCAAGGCCTTCTTGAGCAGCGCGGTATTGTGGGCAAACACGCTAAGAGCGGCAACAACAAGTGGGCGGCTTTCCCTTGGCAAAAGCCAGTCTTCCCCATGATTGAGGACGGGGTAAAGAAGATTGATGTCCAGAATTTTTGGAAGGACAAGCCCGTGCGCTTTGCTGAAAGGAACAACTGCATTGGATGCTTCCACCGGAACCCCATGCTGCTACGCCTAATGGCTGAAACCCATCCGAAAAAATTTGACTGGTTTGTTAGGATGGAAGAAGAGAACAAGGCCACGCTGGAAAGGCGTAGGCAAGAGAAGGGCATCAGTCTTGACGGTAGGGGAAGAGTTAACGGCAGACTGCAAGGCACATGGAGAGATGATGTGACCTACGCCAGAATTAGAGGCTTTGAGTTGCAAGGGCAGTTAGATTTTAATGACTTCTCGGAGTGCGACTCCGGCCACTGCGGACTATGACGCTGGACCGATACCTCGAGCGGAACTACTCCGACCTCCTCCAGGCTGCCGAAAGGATAGCCGGACGCGATGGGCCGGACCTGCTCCACGAGGTCATCCTTCAACTCTACCAGACCAAACAGGAAACCCTCGACGGCCTCCTCGAAAGGGGGCAGATGAAATACTGGGCCTTGCGGGTGATGGTCAACAACTACAACTCCAAGACGTCCCGGTACCATTACAAGTGGAGGAAGGACATCGAGCGCCGGAGGAAGTTCTCGCACCACATCCGAGACTGGTGGGACGGGGACGGGGTAGCGGCCCACCGCGATGAACTCCTCACCCACATCGAGCAGCAGCTCGCCGACCTCCCGTGGTTCGATGCCGAAGTGTTTGCCATATACTTTGAAGAGGGGCACACCCTGGACTCCTTCGCGGAGGCCACGGGCATCTCCCGACATACCCTATACACCACCATCCGACGTGTCCGAAAACGAATCCAAGGGGCTGGGCGACAAGATCGCGAAGCTCACGAAAGCAACCGGGATAGATAAGCTGGTCCACGCCGTGGTCGAGGACTGCGGATGTGAGGACCGGCAGAAGAAACTCAATGAGATGTTCCCAGGCAAGAAGGTGAAGATGTCCGAGCGTGACGCGGAGATGTGGGAGCGGATGCAAATCTCCGTAAAGGGGGGGAGGCTGAACCGCTCCGAGGGGAAAGTCATGTATCAGATCTACAACAGGACCTTCAACGCTGCCGCCAAGCCGTGCAACTGCACCGGCAAGAACGCGGACATGGTCCAGAAACTCCAACGCGCCTATGAGCTCCGCTGTGAATCTTAAAACATTCCGCGCCCCGGAGGGGGTGAGGAACAACGCCCGCAGGGGAATCGAGCTCAACGAGAAGGTAGGCAACCGTTGCGCAGAGCAGACCGGCAAAGTGAGGGCGCAGCAATTGGCACAGAACGAGCCTCTCAGCTTGGACGTCGTCCGTAGGATGTACTCCTTCCTAAGCCGGGCGGAGACCTACTACGACCCGAACGATACGAAAGCCTGTGGGACCATCTCTTACTTACTCTGGGGTGGGAAGGCTGGCCTCGCATGGGCGCGGAATGTTCTTCGGGAAGAAGGTGTTACCTTGTACGAAACGGTGAAAAAATGAAGAAGGTCATCTATCAGAATGAGCACTTCAAGGACGGCAAGAAATACCTGGCCACAGGCTACGAGGTGACTCATCCGAACGGGGGCAAATTCGAGCTGGTGGAGTGGACGCTCTGGATTGACCCGAAGGACCAACTCGAGCTCTTTTGAAGATTCTGACCGCCGGACAGCTTGACGGATACCAACGCCGCAAGGATAGGACCGTCTCCCTCCGCTTCATCACCCAGGAGAAGAGCAGCGGAGAGATAGCCGACATTGATAGGTTGGTCGACACCTTCGGGATTCTGTACTTCCGGGGACAGGAAACCCTGAACCGCGATGAGGTAGACGAACTCGACGCCATAGAGCTCGACCTCTACGACGAACCCAAGAGCCAAAGCCAACGCCTACGGAATGTCCTCTACAAGGTGTGGCAGCAGGATCCCGTGGGAGACTTCAAGGATTACTACCGCAAGGAGACCGAGCGCATCATCCAACACTACAAGAACAAGCTGGACCTATGAGGAGAGCTGAGTACGCCTACGTCGTCACCTTCGTTGGACTGATCGGTGCGCTTTTCTGCGTGCTATATTTATTCTTGGATGGCTGAAATCTACAAGGCGGTGTTCAGGTGCCCCGAGCACAACGAGAAGGAGGTCTGGTTTGTATCCTCGCGGAAGCACGCCCAGACCATGCTGAACAGGCAGATCAAGACCGGAGGCAGCCACACCCTGGCCAAGTACCGCAACGCAGACTATACCTACACCGTCACGCCCATCTTCCAGACGGAAGGAGAGGCAGGATATGATACATCACTTTTTGGACACCGCACCTGATGCCAATCCCCACCCCCAAGCCCAACGAGGACGACACCACATTCATGGGACGCTGCATGAATGATGAGACCATGAAGGCGGAGTTCCCCGATGAGGTGCAACGCCTCGCCGTATGCATTCAACAGGTCAAAGAGGATTGACATAAATGGACGTGCAGAAAAAAGCCATGTTGGAAGCCCTCGAGAAATCCCTCGGGGTAGTGTCGACTGCATGCAAGGCGATGGGCATCTCTCGCCAGACGCATTACAACTGGCTCAAGGACGACGACTACAAGACCGCCGTCGAAGAGCTGTCCGAGGTGGCCGTGGACTTCGCCGAATCCCATCTGCACAAACTCATCCGGGACGGCAACCCCGCCGCCACCATCTTCTTCCTGAAGACCAAAGGCAAGAACCGGGGGTATGTGGAGCGGCAGGAGATCGCCGTGGCAGAGAAGAAGCCGCTCTCGTGGTTCACGGCTGAGAACGCCGACGTTTCCTAATATTGCGGCGTGCAGTCCTACAGCGTCCACCCCATAGCGTCCGAGCAATGCAAGCCGTGGCTATTGGGTCGGCATTATGCCCGTCGGATGTGTCCTATATCCTACGCATTCGGACTGTACGATGGAGTGCAGCTTGTGGGGGTCTGCACCTTTGGCGTGCCCGCCTCTGCACCATTGCGTAATAGCATCTGCGGACAAGAGGAGATGTCCTACGTTCACGAGCTGAACAGGTTGGTGGTAGACAAGCAACCGCGGAACGTGTTGAGCTGGTTCGTGGCAGAATGCCTCCGACGGCTGCCACCCATGATTGTCGTCAGTTTTGCCGATACTGAGCAAGGGCACCACGGATATATCTACCAAGCCACGAACTGGATCTATACCGGACTCTCCGCGAAGCGTACCGATTGGAAAGTGAAGGGCAAGGAGCACCTGCACGGTGTGACTGTAGCAGATGAATTTCGCGGCCAACAGAACCGCGGGCAGCTTATGCGGGAGAAGTACGGCGACGACTTCTATCTCGAGGACCGCCCGCGGAAACACCGGTACGTCTATCTCATTGGCTCAAAGACCCAGCGCAAGCGGTGGCGCAAAGCCTTAAAATACGCAGAAGAACCATATCCAAAGGGCGACAATTCCCGCTATACTGAGGCCCCGATATACTCACAGGCCCAGTTATTTTGAGGCAACCCGCTACCTACTACCACGTCAAGGGCTGCGATACCCGGGTGCAGGTACACCAGGGCGGCACCCGATCCGGCAAGACGTTCTCCATCCTGACGGCGCTCATCGAGTTGTGCCACGCCAACGAGAACTCCGGGGCAGTCATCACCATCGCCCGGAAGACATTCCCCGCGCTCCGCGCTACGGCCATGCGGGACTTCTTCTCCATCCTCGAGAGAGAGGACTGCTACAACGTAGACCAGCACAACAAGAGCGAAGCCACCTACGTCCTATGGGGCAACTTGGTCGAGTTCATCAGCGTGGACCAACCCCAAAAGGTCAGGGGAAGGAAGCGGGACATCCTCTTCATCAACGAGGCCAATGAGCTCGCCCTGGAGGATTGGAGGCAGCTGCTACTGCGGACCACAGGCAAGGCCATCCTCGACTTCAACCCCTCGGACGAGTATCACTGGATCTACGAGGAGGTCATCCCCCGCGAGGACTCCAGCTTCTTCCGGACCACATACAAGGACAACCCCTACCTCGATGCAGCCACCGTCGCGGAGATAGAACGCCTGAAGGATGCCGACCCGAACTATTGGCGCATCTACGGCCTCGGGGAAAGGGGAGTCAACCAGGCGGCCGTCTTCACTTGGGAGGTGGGAGAGATAGCCGGGAAGCGCATCGGGACCGGGCTGGACTTTGGATTCACCAACGACCCGACAGCCGTCATTGACGTCTACCAAGACGGGCACACCCTCATCCTCCACGAGCGCCTGTACTCCACCGGACTCACCAACCCCGACATCGCGGAGGAGCTGGACAAGCTACAGGTGGAGACTATCATCGCAGACAGCGCCGAGCCAAAGAGTATCGAGGAGCTCTTCCGCTTGGGCCACAACGTGAAGCCAGCACGCAAGGGTCCGGACTCCGTGCGGCAGGGAATCGACATTATGCGCCGGCACAAGCTGCTCGTGACCGCAGACTCGACCCACCTACAGAAAGAACTGAGGGCCTACCGATGGGAGCAGGACAAGAACGGAAGGAACCTCAACCGACCCGTCGATAAGGACAACCACGGTATCGACGCGGTGCGGTACGTCTGCCTCAACCTGCTCACAACCCACCGGCGCGGGGTGTACCATTTGGCGTGAAGGCAAAAAATATTTGCGCTTTTGTTTGGTGGATTGATTTTTGTGTGTATCTTAGCCATGTCTTCGGACAAGGACGGGAGCCTAACCCACCCGACCGACACCCGAGACATGACAACACATGAAGAAAGTACAACCCAACTACAAGTCCATTGTGGCTGACCCCCGCGTCAAAGAACTCTGGTTTGAAGGCGGTGGTCGATGCCCCGGCCAGTCCGCATACGATGCAGGCGACAGGTGGTGGCTAACCTACGAGGACGGGTACGTTTGCACCGAGAACCACACTCGGACCACAAACTCCTACACCTTGCGAGACATCGCCAGCATGATTAACTCCTCCTGCATGAGCATAGAGGAATACAAACGGGAGTTCCCCGGCTTCGCCATCCCCGGCTAACCCAACCCCGCTCGTTGAACGAGCACAATCTAATAGACATGAAAGACTTCCTCTCCTCCCTTTGGATCATAGGGCTCCTACTCCTGCCCTCCATCCTCTTCTAACCTACAGGCCCTCCGGGGCCTTTTTTTATGGCCCAACCTTTCGTCTATTTACAGACGTGAAGAAGACCATCACAATCCCCGAGGACCTCTACGACGTCACCATCGACCAGTACAAGCGCGTCCAAGCCATCCCCGAGGGCGACGAACTGCGGCAGGTGGTGGAGACCATCTGCATCCTCTGCGACCTCACACAAGAGGAAGTGATGGGGATGGAGAAGAAAGACATCCTCCACATCGGGGGGGTACTGGGGGGCATCATCGACAAGTACGATGAGAGCTACCCTGTCGAGCGCATCATCGAACTGGACACCCGCTACGGCTTCCACCCGAACCTCTCCCGAATCACTCTCGCAGAGTTCGCCGACATCGAGACCCTCTGCAAGGACTCGCTCGACAAACACCTCCCCCAGGTCATGGGCATCCTATACCGCCCCATCGTGGAGGAACACGGGGAGTTCTATCGCATCGAAGACTACGACGGGGAGGACCGCTCGGAATACTTCAAGGAGATGAAGATGGCCCACGCGCTCGGTGCGGCCGCTTTTTTTTTGCGTATCGGGACGGCGTTAGCAGACGCTTTGGACAGCTTTTCCAAGGCGGTGAAGGATCCAAGCTATCCGAGAAATACGGATGGTTCGCCACGTTTGTCCATCTCGCAGGGGAGGACATTACTAAACTACCGGAGGTGGAAAGGACGCACCTCGAGACGGCCCTCGCATGGCTCTCCTACGAGCAAGACCGAGCCCTCCTCCAGAAGCAACAAATGAACACATGAGAACAGTCAACCAAATCCTGGACGAGCTGGAAGCCATCGCCCTCGACCACCGCTTCATCCGCTCCTTCAAGCAGGGCGAGATCTCGGAGGTGGACATCAAGAAGCTCGCCGGCGACAAGTACCCCATCTGTCACGCGGACATCTCCTCGGCCACCATCGAGCGGGGCATCCTCGTATACACGCTGGACATCCTTGTTATGG